GAGATGGAGAGCAAAGAAATGGCCGATTCGGTGTACGATCACTGACAAGGGAAAGACAATATTGAACATAGCGGTGCTTGTAGAGTCTTTCTCCTACTCTTACGATCGGGTGATGGACATGAATTATTCAATCGGATTGACAGAGTATAAATTCATTTGAGGTGAGCGGTGGATAAATATACAGTGCTACTCAAACAGGGGAAAAAACAGAAGGATATTACTGCATATGTATCTGGTTTAACCCGTCGCGATGACTCTGGGGCATATAGTTCTGAGGTATCGTTTAAAGTTGCGGTAAACAACCACGATCGATTCCTTCCGAAATTGCAAATAGAGGTAAAGGATGGAGTAATAATCCAGAATAACGGAAAAAAAACATTTGACGGATTTGTAATTTCAGTGAGTGCTGCGGGACAGGTGGAATGTAGAGACGATGGTTTTTATTTAAAAAACGAAGTTACGATACAATTCACGAATTGCCGTGCAGACACGGCAATGGCACAAGTTTGCAAGCGGGCGGGTGTTACTTATGGCTGGAGAGGGAGCTGGAACTCAACAATATCCGGAGAGTATATTAGGGAGCAGGCATCATCAATTATTGATGACATCCTCGAGCAAGTCAACTTTCAAACGGATCGGTATTATGCGCACCGAATTATAGACGGTGCGTTATGTGTGACGCCGTATGATACGGAGGTGACAAACGCAAAGTTCACGCGTCCAGCAAGCGCCTCGACCAACATCACATGGGCGATCGGAGAAGTTGAAGCCACAACCTCGATGGAAGATATGGCGACTAACATTATCGTGCAGACGGATGATAATGATAAAACTGTAACACTGACGAGATGTTGGGACGATGAATACGTTAACAAGTACGGTATGTTAACAAAGTACATCACAGTAGACGCAGACAAGAAAAATACAGCGGCAACTACATTGGCCGCTGCACTGGAAGAGTATGACAACCTTAAACAGACTGCAAGAATTCCTAGAATATGGGGGAACGACGACATTGTTCCAGGGAAACTTCTCATGTTTAATTCGCCGGATTGGGGAATATCAGGAAGATGGTGGGTGAGTTCGGTTACACACACATATGAGCCATATCACTTAATGTCTCTAGAACTAATAAAAATTCATATGCCGCGAATCGTAACTTACGTTACAGTTCCTCCAAAACCTGATGCAACAGTACCAACATCAACGACAACGCGCAAAGCGCTTGGACGATTTAAGTTAACCTTTTATGCCGGCGACACGACAACGGCATCTGGCAAAAAGCCGCGCATTAATCACACAATAGCCGTAGACCCAAACGTGATAAAGTTGGGGAGTCAAGTTTATATTGACGGGTGGGGCACTTATACGGCGGAAGACACTGGAAGGCTAATAAAAGGAAATCGTATTGATATCTTTGTTTCTTCCAAATCAATAGCGCGAAAATATGGCGTGAAATATGCAGATGTATACAAAATCACCACCTCTGAAACGCCAATCGCGCCAACAGGTGGAGGAACAGCAGCGCAGAAATTTGTTAATGTGGCGTTGAAAGAAGAGGGATATAAGGAACTTGGCGGAAACGATAACAGAACAAAATATGGAGCTTGGTACGGGTACAACGGAGTAGCGTGGTGTGCGATTTTTGTTTCGTGGTGCGCGGCACATGCTGGAATATCTACAGGCGTTATTCCAAAGATGGCATCTGTGTCAAGCTACATGTCTTGGTACAAGGCGCGAAAAAAGTTTAGATATAAGGGTAGCTATCGTCCCAAATGTGGTGATTTAATGATACAAAAATCTGCAGGGGCATCCCACGTTGGCATTGTTATCAAGTCAGATAGCAACCGATTTTATACGATAGAGGGAAACAGCTCAAATCGTGTAGCACGGAGGTCCTATCCGCATAACGATGCGAAGTTAACAGGGTTTTGCACACCTTGGGGATAAATCCGTTTTATACAATGACAAACAGAGGAGGTCTTATGAGTTGGGATATAGAACTTGCGAAAAAATTTAGAAAGCAGATACGTCGCAATATGTCTGGGTCGTTTTCGGGGACAGTATCGCAAGTAAATCCGCTAATAGTATCAGCATATGACGGCGAACTGATTCTGCAGGGAGAGCGGGTTCGTGTGTCCGATGCAATCGGCGCACTTAATGCTGGAGATACGGTGTGCATTGTCGGCACTGGACCATATACAATCGTAGCGAGGGTTTGAATGGGAAAATCGCTAAAATATAGTTTGAAAGACCGAAGCGTTTCGTTTGCATTAAGCAATGGGACGCCCATTGAATGTGAAAAAATAGATGCTATCAAGCAATGGATTGAATTGGCGTTACACGTTTTACCAAATACAGTACCAATTTATCAGCGCATAGACGGAGCAGAAAATTTTGGAGTGAACGTCTATCAGTTACTATCGAGAAGAGCATTGCCGGAAGATTTCGTAAAATCGGAAATTCAGCGAGAAATTAGCGAGACTTGCGCCTTAAATCCTGATATCGAATCGGTATCAAATTTTGCATTTAATCGTACGAAAAGAACATTAGAAGTTTCATTTTTCGTCAACACAACCATTGCCGAAAGCGAGGAAATGACGATTGAGTTTAACAGCAACTGAGTATCTTGAAAAGATGTTAGAGCAGGTCGACGATAAATGGCAGAAAACAATCGGCTATCCTATGTACGACATTTTAGCTGCTTTTTCCGTCAGCCTTGCTGACGAGGAAGAGTGCTTGGAAGAGGTGTGCGGCTTGGAAAAGCGGAAAATCAGCGCGAAATCACGGTGCGCATGCTGGAAGATCATATGCCGCTGGATCCGGGAAATTTGAGCGGAGACGATCTAGCAAAATTTGTATATCAACGGCGCGGGATTATTGCGAAAGAGGCAACTCACGCTACGGCAACGCTCACATTGACTGGCACTGGAAATATATCTCGAGGAGATCTGTTTGAAACTGCAGGAGGTTTGCAATTTGAAGCAGACGCCGACATGAGCATTATATCGAACGGGGAAATCACAGCTACATGCAATACCGCTGGAAGTATTGGAAATGTTGACGCTGGAGAAATCACGCAAATGCCGGTTACTATTGTTGGCATTGTATCTTGCACAAACCCAGAACCTTCGACCGGCGGATACGATCGGGAGTCAGATGCAGACCTGCTGGACAGATACTATCAATCATTAAGAGAGCCGGCCGTGTCGGGCAACATAGCGCATTATAAACAGTGGGCAATGGAAGTGCCTGGAGTTGGCGCGGCAAAAGTATACCCACTGTCAAAAGGAGCCAATACAGTAGAGGTGATGGTGCTGGATGCTGCTGGACTGCCGGCGGATAGTGCGCTAATAGAAGAGGTGCAGAACTATATAGACCCTGGATCGTCTGGCAACGGCTCCGGAGTTGCACCGATCGGCGCGCATTGCTATATTACAGCGCCGACCAAAAAGACAATTGATGTATCCGTAACGGTTTCGGCACTCCCGGATTTCGACAAGGATACAATTCAAGCGTCGGTTGAAGAACAGCTATCGGTATACCTTTCCGAAATTTGCTTGAAGCAGGATTATGTGAGTTATGGAAAAGTGTATGCGTATATAGGAGTCGCTGATGGAATAAAGGATTTTTCCGATTTAAAACTTAACGGAACGACCGGAAACGTGTCTGTGCCGGATAAGTCAGTAGCGGTATTGGGAAAGGTGACGATTACATATGCTGCATAATGTCGAACCGCTGAAGAATATGCCAGCAGTTTTTTTACAAGACGCATGGATAAACGCGCTGTTTTCCGCAGCAAACCCTCAATTGAAATCTCTTCATGAAGAGACGATGCAGCTTGCCGCAGATATGTTTTCGGACACAATGTCTGAAAAACAATTACAAATAGAAGAATTTAGCTGCGGTCTGGATTCGAACACAGTAACGGATTTGAGCACGAGAAGGTCGTTGCTGGAGGCGCGTTGGAAAACAGGGGGGAAATGTGGTGTAACACTTTTACAAGCAATTTGTGATAGTTGGAAAGATGGATCCGTTAATGTGGAGTTTGTGAACGGAAGTATAGTGTTAAAGTTCTCTGGTGATGCAGGCGTGCCGGAAAACATTGACGCTCTAAAAAGCGCGATAGAAGCGACAAAGCCGGCACACCTGCCAGTCGAGTACGGATATGTATACAAAATGGTATCCGATGTAAATGCGATGACCATCGCTCAAATGGACGCCTGCAAAATGGATGAATTTGCGGGAGGTAATTGATGCCCAAAACGACCAAAAATTTAAAAATGTACGAATACGATTCGGCGATCGACGACCCGAAAAGCACGGCTTTTAACGTGCAAAAAATGATTACAGACAACCTCGACAAGATAGATGAGTTTGCAGGAGAAACATACTCACATATTTCATCTAAGGACAACCCACATGGGGTGACATGCGAGCAAATCGGTGCTGCGCCCAAGGGACATGCATCTTCTGAAGGAACATACGGAAGAGCGGCAAATGATATTTACGGCCATGTAAAGTTATCCGACAACCCTGCTGCGTCAAATGTTACTGCAGATTTCGGCGTTGCAGCTACACCACATGCCGTAGCTGTAGTGTACGAAAAGATTAAATCTCACGAAGATGATTTTGATAACCCGCATGGGATAACATGTGAGCAAATCGGAGGATTGCCGGCAAGCAGCTTGAAGCCTACGGTGCTAGATACGTTTTATCCGGTCGGAACTGTATATCAGACGACAAGCAGTACATTTAATCCTCAAACAGCGTGGGGCGGCACATGGGAGCGTATCAAGGACAAATTTTTGCTTGCGGCGGGCGATACTTATGCTGGCGGTAGCACTGGAGGTGAAGCTACACACAAACTGACTGTACAAGAGATGCCGAGTCATACACATGCCATGTACGTCAATAACGATGGCTCTGCCTCTAGCTGGTCTCCGACATTTGGTGACTACCTGATCAAGCCGGATGGTGTCACGACCAGTAAGAAAAACTATCAGGCCAAGCTGGCGCAGAACGGCGCAGGTCTCGATCAGGAACACAACAACATGCCACCGTATCTTGCCATATATATCTGGAAACGTACGGCATAAACATAGACGAATATCAAGAAAGAAGGAGATTACTTACAATTTTAATCTAATAAAAGGAGATTGCCTTGAGGCCATGAAAACAATCTCAGATCAGAGTGTGGATTTGATTTTGTGCGACCTTCCGTATGGAACCACAGCTTGCAAATGGGACTCGATCATTCCGTTTGACCCATTATGGGAGCAATATAAGAGAGTAATAAAGATGGATGGTGCAATTGTGTTGTTTTCAGCACAGCCTTTTACGACAAAGTTGATATCCAGCAATTTTTCGTGGTATCGATATTGCTGGTACTGGAAGAAATCAAATGTTACTGGCGCGCTTTTCTGCAAATCGCAGCCGATGCGTTGTATAGAAGATATTTGCGTCTTCTACAGAAAACAGCCCACGTATAACCCGCAAGGCTTGAGAATACTTCCGAAGCCTGTAATACACGCAGCTAATAAAAATACGGCCGTATACGGAACAAAAAAATCACCATCTGTACAAAAATATACAGGATATCCGCATCATTTGTTAGAGTTTTCGAAAGATAAGATGCAGGTGCATCCGACGCAAAAGCCTGTTGCTTTACTAGAGTATTTGATCAAAACATATACAAATCCCGGAGAAACTGTACTGGATAATTGCATGGGCAGCGGTTCTACAGGTGTTGCGTGTGCAAACACGCAACGAAAGTTCATCGGAATCGAGAAAGATGAGAAATATTTTGCTGTCGCTACTCAGCGGATAATGAACTCAGAAGTGGCGGCATAAAGGAGAAAGGACTATATGAAGAAGAAAATTATTTGCGCAGTGCTCACGGGTGTAATCGCAGCAACGTGTGCTGCACCGGCGTTTGCATGCACGCCGACAATCAAGGTTGACATGTCGTGGAAGAAGGACTTAGACCGCACGATCGCAAACATCAAGCCGAGCGATATTACGATTCCGAATTTTACGATTCCGGATAGCTATTTCAAGAATATCAAGGTAAAGTAAGAGGTGAAACCGGATGGAAACTATCATTGCAGCGGCAGTGTCCGGAGCTGCCGGAATTATCTGCTCTGTGCTGGCTGCAGCGTCGAGCAACGCGAAACACGCAGCAGAACTGGAAGCACGACTGGAAAAGTGGAAAGCGGTAACTGATACACAGATCTCGGAGCTGACGAGAGAAGTACGCAGACATAACAATTTTGCCGAGCGCATGCCGGTGATTGAGGAGCGTGTGAAAGTCATCAATCACCGAATCAGCGATTTGGAAGATGCGAAGGAGTGAATCGTATGACAAAACAGTTTTGGAAAGCAGCAGGCGTCCGAATGGTTAAGACCGCAGCGCAGACAGCTCTCGCACTGATTCCGGCGGCTGGAATGCTACAAGATGTCAGCTGGGGTGTGGTGCTGTCTACTGCTGCATTGTCCGCACTGGCGTCTCTGCTGACCAGCATTGTCGCAGGTCTGCCGGAGGTAGATTGATATGAGCTACAATGTACATTTCCAGACGTTGCCTGCGTACAAGGGCATCAAGTACGGGCAGGGCACTGTATATAGTAGCGGCTGCGGCTGCGCAGCTCTCTGCAACGCGCTGGATGCGCTGGGCATCGCGCGCGTGTCCGTCAAGGCAATGTGTGCGTATGCGGTTTCCGTCGACGCGCGTGTTGAGGGCGGCACAGACGAGGGCGTGCTGCTGCGAAACGCCGCTAAGAAGTACGGCTTTTCGTACAAAACTACGAGCAAGAATGCGGAACTGCTTGCGCATTTGAAATCCGGCGGCGTGGCGATTTTACACGGCGGAAACGCGTACAAGCTGTTTTCGGATAGCGGACATTTTGTCTGTGCCGTGGCAGCAAGCGGAAATACGGTCACTGTGCTGGATTCTTTTTGGTATGGCAAAAAGTACAAGCGCAATGCAATCCGCAGAAACTATGTGTCCGTGGAGGACGACGGCATCATTAAGACAAGCATCGTCCAGTGCGGCAAGGCGACGGCAGACCGAAGCCCGTCTTACTATCTTATCAGCAAGGCGACGCCACAGAAGAACGACAACAAGAAAGTGCAGGTAGAAGACATGACTGAGAATGAAGTAAGAAAAATCATTGCGGATGAAGCGAACAAGCAGGCAAAACTGGCGGTATCCGACTGGGCAAAGTCCACGTGGGCGGACGCAGTAGCAGCAAAGCTGCTGGACGACGACCGCCCGCAGGCCCCGATGACCAGACAGGAGTTCGCGGCAGAACTCAAGAAGCTGGGCTTTGCTGGCAGAGCAGACGCGCCGTCCGACTGGGCAAAGGCAGCATGGACGGCGACCGAGCAGGCAGGCGTCATGACCGGCGATCCGCATGGTTATGTGACCCGCGAAATGCTTGCGCAGGTGCTGAAAAATGTGGGACTCGTTGACGCATGCTGAGCATCAAGAACGGCAAGATCTCGCTGACACGAGGAGACAGTGCGAGCATCTGCGTTAACTTAGTTGACGCGTCGGGTAATCAGTATGAAATGAGAACGGGTGACACATTGACATTGACGGTGAAGGAGCGAGCGGAAGATGATTCCGCTCAGCTTCTGCAAGTAGTCAGCAACACAAACACGATTAAACTTGCGCCGTCAGATACAAAAAATATACAACCTGCGAGTTACAGTTGTGACATACAACTCGAAACCTCAGAAGGCGACATCTTTACAGTTGTTGGCGCGACAACAAAAAGCACAAGATTAGACAATTTTATAATTTTACCGGAGGTGACGGTGTGAGCAATAATATTACATCTGCGATTTGCGGGACGATTGCGCCTGTTGCTATAAACGGGAAAGTTGCTGCCGTAATGGAGACAACCGGAACGATTGGAAACGGAAAAATACAGTATACAAGTGATGTTGAGACATATACTGGAGAATACAATGTGGTCCCGAAAGCTGCCGAAGAACAGCGGCTGCCATGTGCGGGAAAGAAAATGAAAAAGGACGTTACGGTGCAGAAGGTACCGTATTACGAAACATCGAACGATACAGGTATCACGGTATACATAGCATCAGAGGTGTGAAATGGCAGAAACAAAAAACAAAAACAAAGTTGTGTACGATGGCGAGGTTTTGATTGATCTGACCGCCGACACAATTACAGCGGACAAGCTGGCAAAGGGCATCACGGCGCACGATAAGTCAGGCGCAACCATCACCGGCACAAGCACAAAAGACAGCGATACCACCGACGACACGGCGGCTGTTGCCGAAATCTTAAAAGGAAAAACAGCACATGCACGCGGTGTACAGCTGGTTGGCACGATGCCAAATAACGGCGCGGTCACGGGTACGATTTCAACCAAAGCTGGGTCGTACACTATCCCGCAGGGCTATCACGATGGCTCTGGTAAGGTGCAGATTGACAGCGCCGAACAGGCGAAAATCATTGCGGCGAACATCCGAGAGGGCATCAATATTCTGGGCGTAGAAGGATCGATGTCGTCAAGCGAAGGCATGAAGCCGCAGGCGAAATCTGTAACGCCGACCGCAGCTGCACAGACAGTACTGCCGGACGAAGGTTATAACTGCTTGTCTGCCGTGACCGTTGAGAAAATCCCGTATGTGGAAGCCGAAAACGCCGCTGGCGGTATCACTGTAACGATCGGATGATAGTGTATGGCAGATAAAAATGCAAATCAGGTTATCGTGAATGGCGAAACCATTCTTGACCTGACCGCTGACACGGTGACTGCTGATAAGCTCGCAAAGGGCGTCACGGCACATGACAAATCCGGCGCACAGATTGTCGGCGCACTAGTGGCTGCTGGTATTGATACATCTGACGCAGACGCGACAGCGAACGACATTGCGAAAGATAAAACGGCGTATGTAAACGGAGAGAAAATCACAGGCACGTTGAAGAAGCCCGGCTTCTCAACCGCAGAGGTAGACTATTTTGTGGCGAGTGGTACAATTACAATCCCTTACGTTCGCACGACAACACACACTACCTCTGATGGCATTTTTAGGACAACGGATGACGTCATTCTTGCGGTTGCTGCGTCAAAATACGGTGACGCTTCTGCTTCTGATGTCGCAAAAGGCAAAACTTTTACATCTAAAAATGGTGTGAAAATCGAAGGAACATACGAGCCGCCGAGCACCGAGCCGAGCTTGCAAGTCAAAACCGTCACTCCGACAGCGGCGGATCAGGTCGTTACGGCAGACACAAATTATGATGGTCTGTCGCAGGTCACAGTCTCGGGTGATACCAATCTGACACCGGAGAATATCAAGTCTGGCGTAAGCATTTTTGGCATCACCGGCACGCTGCCGACGGCTGCTTCGGACAACAACTGCGAGGCGTATGTTATCGACGCAACAAATCCTGTTGTGTCGTTTAAGACGTCCGGAACGGTCAAGGTTTACGGCTACGGGTACACAACCAGTTCGTCCGGCTGGGGCGGTAGCAGCACTACGGTACACGCGTTTTGCGGCGACGGGTACTACAAAGCGGCGAGCTGGGGCAGTCCGTCAAAGACCAGCTGCGCGTTTGGCGTATCCGGCGGCAAGCTGACCGGACTGCCGACACTGGCGGGCGGAAATCTGATAGCGATAATAGGAGAGTAAGATGGACATCAATAAGTATGTGCCTCGAGGAGGGCGTGTTGTTTGTGAAGACAATACGGAAGTAAACATTGGTGATTTGCTGAAACAAATTGCAACTGTGCAAACTGGTACGGTTGATGTAAGTTCATGGACAAAAATCCGAAATTTGAGAAAATCCGGGCTTGCTGAAAAAGTACTCGCTGTCGGAGATATTATCGACGATACATGGACGGACGTGGCAGCTCCGAAAGAATACCCGTATCAATGGCACGTTGCTGACTTTCAGCCTATAGAACTGCAAAATGGTGATACAGAGGCTAGTATGCTGGTACAAGCACATTGGGCGCATCCGTTTGGCGTGCAGTTCAGCCATCAACGCGCATTTCTTGCTTGCCCGGATGGTTTACCGGTTGGATCGTACTACTTTACAATTGAAAGCGCATGGGGAAATAACGTTAAGGCCGGTGACATCGTTTGCTTCAAAACCACCAAGATTGTACCGGCAGGCGGAAGAGTATCTGGGTGCTATGGTGCGCCGGATCAGGCAAAAGCAAACTGGCGTATTTATACACATAGCGCTGATGGCAAAACACAAATTGAGACTATTACACCTACGTTTGCAAAAACGGACAGCGCAACAAATTTGGGAACACAACACTTAAATAAGCGTGAAGGCAACTTGAACAGCACACAGGAAATGGCATACGGCTGGAATCGCTGGAAAACAAGTGCTCTGCGGCAATACCTTAACAGCGAAGCTGCAAAAGGCGCATGGTGGACGGCACAGGACGAGTGGGATGTTGCTCCGGATGAGCTGAAGAATAAGGCGGGATTTTTGTCTGGATGCAGTGCAGATTTTTTGTCAGCCCTGCAGGTCGTAAAGGTAACAACTTTTGCAAACACGGTAAACGACGGCGGTGGAGAGGACACAACATACGATCGAGTGTTTATTCCGTCGATGGAACAAATGTATTGCGCGCCGCAGATTAAGGGAGAAGGCACATATCTGGAATATTGGAAACAGCGCAGCGGGGCAACTGCACCGCTGGCGCAGTGGGGCACATATCCAAATATTATCACATATGCCGTAGAAAACCATACGAGCCCCCAGAATGTGCGTTTGCGGTCGGCGAACCGTGGCAGCGCGGGCAGCGCATGGTACGTCAACTCGTCGGGCAATGTCAGCACCAGCAACGCGTCCAACGCGAACCGCTTCGCTCCGCTTGTGGTAATCTGAGCTAATCTAAGAAAATCCCCCGCACCGACTGGATGCGGGGGAAGAAAGGAGGAGACATGTCAGTCAACGCAGGTCAGCGACATGTACCGAGCACGCCGCAAAATATGCAATGTTATGCAGTGGATGCAGCACTGTCACTGTTGTGCCATACACTCAACAACTGTAAAAACAAAGTGTTTTGTGAAGAAGGGAAGACGAGAATAGCAGAACGGATCGTCGACACAGCAACAGAGATTTATATGAAAGCGTATGCGGCCAATAAAATCAGAGTAACTAATCAGACGATGTGGGATGCGAGATCAATCAGACAAACCGATGCGATCATACACTGCAATGAGTTAATTGCACTGATAAATGCTGCAAAGCGTATATATCATCTCCGGCGCGGTAAAACAGAGTTTTGGGTACAAAAGATTATCGAAACCCGTGAACTTTTAAAACGCTGGCACGTAGCGGATGCAAAGAGATATAAATAAACATGGGATGTAAGTTATAACCAGAATATGCGTTTGCGGTCGGCGAACCGTGGCAACGCGAACAACACATGGTACGTCAACTCGTCGGGCAATGTCAACAACAACAACGCGTCCAACGCGAACCGCTTCGCTCCGATTGTGCATTAACGGATCAAAAAAACAGACGCATAACGCCTGCGAATCCGAAAACAGACACAAGGAACTGAAATCCCTGCTGAATGGCTAAACAATACCTACGCGATGCCGTCAACCCTGCTGGATTGATGGCTATCACGCGGAAGGAAAAACAATGAATCTAGAAGAAATTATAGGATATGATGCGTTGTGGGAATCGGCAATGAAATGCCAACGCAACGTACGATGGAAACCATCGACAAAACAATTTATTATCAATGCGCCTGAAGAAATCGAACGAATGCATGGCAAAATTGCAAACGGTCTGTGGAAAAACGGAAGGCCAAAACCAATACAAATTACATACCCTAAACGACGCGAGGGACTATCTATACCGTTTCGGGATCGCGTGTATCAGCGTAGTATTAACGACAATTTATTGTATCCGGAAATGACACGACATTTTATTTATGCAAATTGTGCGTGTCAGAGAGGACAAGGTACGAAGCTTGCACGAAAGCTGCTGAAAAAATATCTATGGAATCACTATTGTCATTACGGGACAGACGGATACATTTTACAGATTGATATTAAAGGATATTATCCAAATATGCGGCACGATGTGGTAAAGTCTTGTTTTGGACGGTATATACATGGTC